TACAAAAGATATCCCACCTGTGTTTTGTCTTATAGGGTAAAATAGTAATGGCGCACCTTTATAAGCTTCTTGGCTTTCATTAACACTATAACCCCATTGTATATTTTTTTGCGTACCACCATTAACATCGTTAAGTCGTTCATATTGAAAATGTGAGAATGGCACTTCTATTTTATACTCGCTCCCTGATAATTCGTTTTCCCCTGCTTTATAAGTTGTAGAAGCCCAATCCCTGTTAGCAAGTTGTGTAAACTTATTTGCTAAAAATGTTTTAGTGTCTTTGTATTTAAGCTGTATCTCTTTAAAAGGTAGTGCTACATTTACTTGACTGCTATTTACATCTACAAACTCACTTATATCGTATGCTGTGCTTATTGATTTTTTGTTTGCATAGAAGTTGTCTAAGGTGTCTATATATATCGTTCCTCCATCCTCTACAAAAGCAACAAGGTTAAACATCTTAAAAAGACCTGTTAAAAAGTCTATAATTTTAATTTCAGGGGTTTGTAGTGCTACGTTAAAAATAAATTCTGATGTAGTTTCAAAAGCTCCTAAATCATAGTCTGCTATAATAGGATCTTCTAAAGGTTCTTGGTATTCGCCACTCCACTCTATATTTGTAAAAGTTATTGCAGATGTGGATGTTATATAAAGCTTGTAATCCCCCGCATCTCCTACAAAATCACTGTCATCATGTCCGTTTAGTGCAATGCTTCCAACTTGTCCTGTTTTGGTATAGACAGTGTTGCCATCACGCTCTAAACGTATATCGTAACTATCAGTATCAGTTGTAAATAAACTAACTCTTAACTCTGTTAAAAATGGATCAGATGAACTTACTAATGTTCTAAACGTATTATTGTTTAACATCCTAAACTCGCCATTGTTTATGTTAGTCCATCCTGATACAAGCGTAGTTGTAGATGTTGCACCACCTAAGTTTTCAACCGCACCACTCTTTCTATGAAGCCATAAATAAAGATTATCAAACTCTTTTTTACTTGTGTTCTTAAAAAAATCACTTGTAAACGATATACTTTCATAATCACTTTCTATCGCTCTGATTATTTCGTTTACCCTAATAGCATATTTAAGTTGATTAAACTTAACACCATGATCGTGTGATCCACCACCTGAAAAGTATTTTAAATTACCATCATCAGCAGTTTCATCGCTTGTGCTACTATTAAAAAATAACCTTTGGGTGTGAGTTATTAATGGTGTTAAAATGTGATTGTTAATTTGATACCCTTGACCTACTGATGTAAATATCTGCTCATTCAAAACAATAGCAGAAGATATAGGAAAAGAGGTTATATAAGTTGTTTCGTTTGTAAAGGTGTTTGTGATTAAATCGCCTACACTAACAGCACCAAAACCACTACCATCTGTAATAGACAAAGTTCCTATTGTATCTACTGTGCCTGTTGAGTTTGTTAATGGGCTTCTTTGTAAATTCTTTTCAATATCAGTAGATGTATAAGGTACGTTGTATTTAGTGAATGTCAAGCTACTAAGTTGGTCATCTCCTAATACGTCTTTAAGTCCTACTGTGTTACCAAAGAAAGTAATGCGATAAGCATAAGCTTTATTTATTTTTAAGTCAACACCCTCTAATTTTATTTTACCTTTTTTAAATGATAAATGGTTTAATTCAAGTGTAGCATCTTTCTTTGTTCTCGCATCAAAGCCTCCTACTATGTCAAAGTTGTAGTAGTGTTTAAATATCTTGTTATTAGTTTTTGAAGCAGGTAGGGTAAAGGTTTTAGTAAACTCTGTAAATATCTTATCCACGTCCTTTACATTCTTAATAGACTGAGTAATACTTACAGACTCGTCCTTGAACATGTCCACTCTTTCTCCTTCTATATATAATTGTATACTTTGCACTATCTAATGTCGTTTATTTTGTTATATGCAAACTCAAATTCTATTGTGTATTCTACTAGCCTATCGTTTAAACTAGTTTTCTTTTGTAAACTACTAGTCATAGGTACTATTGGTAATGTTTGACTATTTTGTCTTATCCAAACTTGTTCGCTAAGTAACAACTCTTCTATTGCATAATTTACATTTTCGTCTACAAAGCCGGTACTTAAAGTAAAAGTGTCATTTGCAAAAACATCGTAAGTTTGTTTACTGTGATTATAAGCATTGTAAACACCTAACGTATTTATTGTATTACTTTTATAACTTTCTTTTTTTACACTAGTTTTATCTACTCTTTTTGTAAAGAAATAAAGATCCTGAAGTGCACCAAATTTATTTATGAACGTAACTTTATAAGGATCATATTTAGGGCTACAAATTCTGTTAATAGTAAACACAGTTCCGTTAACCGTTTTAGTTGTCTGGGTTGTACTTACTGAGTTGTATAATATATTTGCGGTACCTAGACTTGGTATGTATCCCGATGTGTTTTCTGGCATATAAACACTAACATTACTTTGTGCTGCTTGAGTTCCTGTTACTGTAACATTACTACCTTGTTCAAAATACGTATACCCATCTAAACCTTTAAAATCTGTAACCTGAGCAGAACCAACCGTAGAACCACCTGCATTGATAGCATTATAAAACTGTAAACTAAAACTTACATCTACTATTTGACTAGTATAACTATTATTGAATACAATGTCTAAATAATCTCTACATAATTCGCTAATCTCAAAAGTAACTCTATTCGAACTATCAGAATCTTTAGTTAATGTATATCTAAGTGTACCATCTATTGTCAAGCTACCAATAGCAGATAAGCCACCGGTTTGAGTACCAGTAATAAATATTGGACTACGTAAAAATCTTTTGTCTGCCATGCTAAATTATTTTTTGTAATTGATCTTCAATATCTTTTCCAAAAGCTTCTCTAAGATCTTCTGGTAACCTTTCAAATGCACGTTGAAATGGCTTAGTAAAAAACAAACTAGCCTTCATACCTTTTTCGAATATAGATCTTGCTATTAGAAAACCTATAGTATTGTAATTACCTTTTTTAAATTTTCCTTTATCGTCTCTTAGTCTTAAGCCTCTTTTCTTAGCCCATTCGGCAAGTGGTTTAATCGGAGGCATTTTATCTTTATAACTAAACGGAGAACCTGAAGTTGCTTTATCAGCATAATAAGATTTTTTACCTCTTACTCCTTGGTCTTGAAACATTCCATAGTCTTCCATTTCAAAATAAACTCTAAAACCAGCAGGTGAATTTTCAACAAAACCTTGTAGACTATTATATAGATTTTTATCAACATTCTTTTTACCTTTAGTTAGGTTTGTGCGAGCTTGTTGTATAACATACTTTTTAAAATCCTCTAAAGCTTGTTGAGTCTCTAACATATAGTCATATCATTTTGTACAACAACATTAAAAGTAGCAGTCCATCCAGCAAGCTTATTCTCAAATCTATCTACAAACGGCTCGCAAGTTACATCGCCATCTAGTTGATATTTGTTGTCATATAATGTACCTCTTTTAAGTAAAGCACTTAACCTTGTCAACACAGCTAACTGTGTATTTAATACGTCTTGTTCGTTATTATTACCTCTAAATATGTTTACGTCAGAAGACTTAGATATGTCTACAATATCCATAGACAACACTGATATATTAAAAAGCAATGTTTTTTCTTGTATAGTTGTATTGTTTACGATAACATGAGATAAAGGAAATATGTTTTGCTTATCAAGATCAACGTCATCTATATTACCAAAGCTAACTGTATTTACAAATGGCTCTAACTCTAGAGTTTCTTTTATTTCTTCTATTACATTATAAAATCCTATCATCTTCTCATTTTTGATTTTATTCTTTCTTGCTCAATATCACTCTTTTCTTTAACAAAAGCTAAATACATTAAACATTTATGAACGTTTGTTTTTTCAACTTCTTCAAAGTCTTTAAGGCTTCCTTGAGAGATTGCATAGATTGATTGATACCATCCCCACTTTTTCCCAAAGCTCGCTGCTCTGCTATAGTCTTGTTGGCTTGTTTCGCTGAAGAGTTCAGGATAGTTGTCGACAATTCGTTGCTTAAATTGTAAAAAAAAATAATGCAACCTAAAACAACATCCAATGGCATTTTAGTCATGTCGTATTTATCTCCTTTGTATTCTTCTATGTTATATAAGTTACCATGCTTAGATACTAATGGTCTATATAGTACCTCCATAGCTTTATCTATATTTTTCCAATCAGACAAATATGTATCTAATGTTACATACTCACCAAACGTTATATCATCTAGCTTAGGTACAAATCCGAACTCTAAGCCATTTAATTTAAAAGATTGTATTAACTTATGGTCTTTATTAAATAGTTCATTAAAGTGTGTTATAATGTCTTTAAGACTAGTGTATTTTATATTTGCTATATCCTTTAAGTTTAGCTTACAAAATATTTCAACCATCTTTTGTTGGATAAACAAATCTTGTTCTTTGTCTTTAGCTATTGATAAAAACTTTTGATACTGACCTAACGTTATCTCACTTAAAGAGTCTGGTACGTAAATCTCAATCTTCATATTATAATAATAAAAAATTGAAAGTCTTGTATAAAGAGAAAGGCAGCTATAAAAGCTGCCAATCCCCAAATCAAAACAAAAATCAAAAAAACTATCTTCTACTATAGAAGTATGTGTAAAGCTCTAATATCTTATTTGTTAGTTTCATGTCTTGTGTATAATATTCTTTACCTCTCTTTTTTACACCTTGCTTATCAATCTCAATTACACACCAATGTTTACCGTACTTACCACCATTGTATTTCTTTTCTAAAGGTATAGGGTATATCTTAATATCGTTATGGTTGCACCAATTCATGGCTTTGAATCCTAAACCAGTCTGTATATAACTTTCTGAAGCTTTTTTCATTTTTAGTTATTACTTTTATTTTACCGTTTACTAATATGGTTACTACACCACTTGTTAAGTATTTTACTTTCTTTTGTTTCGAAGTGTTTGTATAATTCATTTTGCTCTTTTATTAGTTCTCTTAATTCTTGCATTTGATTTGATAACTGTTCTGTAAATTTCATAATCGTTTTAATGTTAGTAAATATGACCTGCCGTGCCATCTCCTCTCTGAGTACACACGGCGACAGTCTTTAATTATACCGACTTTAATATTAGTGAAACAAGTATACCTACATTAGCAACTCTTCTACCGTTGTTGTCTCTTAATTGTCTTATTGTTTCAGCTTCAATCATCATTGCCCTCAAGTTAATCTTGTTGTGTAATTTAGAATTTGTCATTTTGTTTATTTTTATTTGTTTGATAGTGCTAATATATAAACATTTTATTAACTAAAAAAATAAATGATAATAACTTGTTAATTTATACTAATTATAAATAAGCTACCAGATATGGTATTCACCTTTGTTAGGATTTTCAAGCTGACTTGTTATAGCATACCGTAAAGCATCTATAGCATGATTGTAGGCATCGATAGGTTTATTAAGAGTGTTACCTTGTTTATCGATCATGTATATGTAATTCCTTAATTCATTTATAAGGTTGTTACTTCTACTTGTTATAAAGATCTTATTTTGGTTTATTAAGTTTATACCGTATGCAATACTATCTCTACCTTTCTTTACAGGTAATATTGTATGTCCGTAATGGTTCAACTCAGCAATAGACTTAGGTTCAGCACTATCCGCATATACTACTTCTTTAATTTCGTTAGCTTTTAATAAGTTACTAATCTCACTATTTAGCAATCCTTTCTTGTACACTATCTCATCAAATATATAAGCATCATTGTATTTATACATTGCTACTAAACTTGTAGGGTCGTTACTATAACCAAAGTCCATACCGTAACATAATATCCTTGCTTCTTCTGGTAGATCTATTTCTTTCCAGTCTTTAATACATACACCTTCTAGACTTCCTATTTGTCCTAGTCCATATACTTTCCACCAATTATCCCAATAACTACTTGTCTTTGCTTTATCTCTTGCTGACTCTATTTCTTTTACGATTGACTCAGGTAATGCCTCGTTGTCCAAATAAGTTAATGTAATAAAATCTACATCTTTAGAATTTAAGACCTCCTTGTCAACCCAGAATGAACTTACAGGATTATAGTCTAACCATATATCTCTTGATGTTCTAATAGCTAATTGGTAATACGAGTCAAATGGAACATTGTTACACTCATTCACATATAGTATATGTCTTCTTGCCCCACGTAATTTATCTGGCTGATCTACACTAAAGAATTCAATATAGCTACCATTTGAAAAGTTATATTTAAGTGTTGACTTGTTGAATTGATTATCTCTATAACGACCAGTAGACATCATGATCTTAAGAAAGTCTTTTAGTGCACCACGTCTTAAATGAGGTATTGACTCACTTACTATAGATATTTCTAATCCTTCTTCTCTTATTGCTTTATCTATGAGAATAGGTATAATACCAAACGTCTTACCAGCACTTGTACCGCCTCTAATAACCTTTACACGCTTTTTAAGCTTATGTAATTTCTTTATTGCTGTAGTTACTACAAACTCCATTAAAGTCTCTTAGAGTTCAAATAAGGGTTGTTCTGTATTTAAAGTAATGTCTTTTGTCTCTCTTGGCTTACCAGCATAATAATGATAAAACAATTGTACATACTTAAAATCTCCAGCACCAATACCCTTTTCCAATGCCTTGAAAGCTTTATCTTCTAATGGACCAAGTCTCTCTATTAACTTGACTTCATCTGCTTTAGAAGGTCTTCCAGCTCCTTTTCTTGCTCCACCTTTCATTTGAATTAGATTGATTATTCAATTAAATAATAAAAAAAAAGATAAATTGTTAATCACTCTCTTTAGGTAGTTTATCTATTACAGCTTGTATCATCATATAAAGATTAGCTACTGCTTTTTCTAGATTTACTATTCTTTGTTGTTGTGTTAATTTTTTTTGTCTCATTATCGTTATCGTATTTTATACATAAGTTACATTGTTCTTTACACAGTTTGTCTCCAAATATAT